TGGCGCCGCCCTGATCCCAGCGCTTGCCGGCGGCGTTTGTGATGTTCAGAAGGCCAGCGTCATTGACGCCCAGGAACACATCGCCGCCCGCGCGCGCAGCCATACCTTTGCGCGTCGGGCCGAACAGGCCGCCTGCCGTGCCGCCGACAAAACCGCCGATGATCGGGCCAAGCGGGCCTAGAACAGGAATAAGCGCAAAGCCGATAGCGGTGCCGATCGCTGCCCCGATGGCGCTGCCGGCCATAGGATCAGCCGTGCCGCGAATACCGCCGCTAATGGTGCCGCCCAACATGCCAGCGCCGAAGCCTGCAGCGGCACTACCAAGCGCGGTGCCGATGGTCATCGTTCCCGCGCCCATACCAGTAGTGGCCGCCGTTGGTGCCGCTGGCAAGCCAGCCATAGCTGCCGAAGGCGTCATGCCGGCAATAGAAGGCGCGGCAACCGCAGGCGCAGCAAAAAACCCTCCGCCGCTAGTCCAAATTGGCGTAGCCAATAAACTGGCAATGCCCGCGCCAGCACCGCCCAGCCCAAGCATGCTCATCAGGCCACCGCCGCCACCACCGCCCGCCATGCCAGAAATCGCCTGCCCTGCCTGCAATATCTGGCCCGCGCCAATACCGCCGCCGCCGCCTGCGCTTACACCGCCCGGCGCCATGCCACCGCCAAAGCCCAGCGCGCCCATGATCGGCGTCACGAAACTCGACACGATAGGCGTCACGATTGGCCGGATTACCGCCTCTGCCGCGATGCGCGCGAAAGTGCGGCGCACCATCTGCAACATGCTCTCCATCAGGCCGGCAAAGCCGCGCCCGGTATTGCTCCAAAGCGTAGCGAAGCTATCCGCCGAATACCGCACTATGTCATCGGTAATCTGCCGATTAAGGCGCTCGCGCTCCTGCAAGGCGCGTTCTTCAGCCTGCCGCGCTTCACGCATGGCAGGGCTTAATTGCGCGACAGCCCTGTTATAGCGTTCCTGAGATATTTGCCCGGCGCTCAAAGCCGCCGCCAAAGCGCGCACTTGCGCCTCGTATTTTTCATTTTCCGTTGCGGCGCTTTCCGCCAATGACACGCCCTGTTGCACAAGCCTTTGATTGTCGCGCTGGGCATCCGTCAAACGGTCAGTCGCATCGCGCGCCCTATCGCTGCGCTCGACAAGGCGCGACAAGGATGCATCGCGGTCGCGTTCGGCAATGGTGCGAAGGCGCGTTGCCTCTTCTTGATTGAGCGTGCCGCGCGCTGCCAATTCGTCAATCTGCCTTACACGCTCGGCATGTTCGGCGCGAATAGTGCGGTCCTTATCCAGCGCCTTGTAGAGTTCCTCTAGCCGCGCCTGATCCCTATTCCGCTGCGATTGAATGGCGCGCTGCCCGGCAGTGTATTCCTCCGCCTCGCCAGCCTGTTGCGCTTCACTCTCCAACTGGTTCCGTTGCGCGATGAACCTTTCAAGCTCCTGAATGGCGAGAACGCGCTCTTGCCTCAATGCGTCAAGATTGCGGCGCATAATGCCGCGTGTGCCCCCTGGCATGGCGCCACCAAGCGCGCCTTCCGCATTGGCAATCTGCTGATCCAGATTAGTCACGCGCTCACGGCTACGGTCATAACCGGCTGTTGCCAATTCAAGCGGAGTGCCAAGGCCCAAAGTCTGGCGCCCCGCATTTACCGCCGCTGCCGCCGTTTGTGCCGCCCGCGCAATTCCCTGCGACAATCCAAGCGCGCGGTCCAAGTCCGCCGCAAAGCGCGTCATTGCCTCGCCAAGGATCGAGAAAGACCGCGCCATAGTGACCGGCATTTTCTCAAACTCGACATTGATGGATTGACCCGCGCGCAACAATGCAGGGAAAACTACATCGGCACTTAGCTTGCCCTCCGAGCCCATCTTGCGAAGCTCGCCAACTCCCACGCCCAACTCGCGCGCCAATGCCGCGCCAAGCGTTGGCATGTTTTCCAATATCGAGCGGAGTTCGTCGCCCTGCAATCGCCCGGATGCAAGCGCTTGGCCTAACTGCATTGTGGCGGCAGCGGTTTCTTGGGCACTTGCGCCCGCAACAATCCCCGCTTGCTGAATCGTCTGCACAAGGCTAAGGACTTGCGCCTGAGTGGCGCCGATGTCGCGCGCTGCGACAGCGAAACGTCCAAAAGCTCCGGCGCTTTCGGATACCGCAACGCCAGTCTTTTGCGACAACTCAAACAGGCTTTGATAAGCCTTTTCCGCCGCGCCGATTGATCCCGTCGCGGCCCCTAGGCGCGCCAAGGAAGCCGTCGCCTGATCCCCGGCGCGTGCTATGCCACTGCCCGCTGCAATGGCGCTGGCGCCAATCGCAGCAAGCGCAACAGCTACGCCGCCTGCGCCACTGGCGAAAGACATCAGCGTATTGCCAGCCGTGCCGAAATTCGCGCCAAGTAACCCGATGCTGCGAGCCGCCGCGCTTGACGATGCGGAAAGGCTAGTCATAGCCGCGCCGCCGTTCTTGGCGAAATCTAGAGCAGCCTGATTATTGCGTTGTTCAAGCGCGATGCTGCGCTCTAGCCGCGCAATATAAACCTCGCGGTCGCGCGTTGCCTTTTGGATGAGTTCATTGGCTCGGGTTTGGTTTGGCACTAGTTTTGTGCCAATTTCTGCATTTATCCTGGCGATACTTAATGCCAGTTGCTCATCCGCACGCGCCTTGGCAAGCGCCACTTTCGCGCTGGCGTCAATCTTTGTTACAAGTGTCGTAAAACTCTTTTCCGCTTTCTGCGCCCTAACCTCTGTGGCGTCCATAGCCGCGCCCATGTTTTTCAGTTGATCCGTCGCGGCCTTTACGCCGGCACTCATCTGATCCTGAAAACGGCCATAGAAAGCAACAGAATTGACTTGATCGGTGGTCGCCATATTACCCTCCTTTCAAGTCGCGCGCAGAATGACAGCCGGATACGTCATGGCGTCCCCTGCATTGGAAAACTTAGCCTTGCCAAACTTGAAAACCCGCCCGCGCGAATTTACAAAAGCGCGGCGCGAAACAAAGCCGCCTTTCATGGTGTAAGGCGCGGGCGCTGGTCCTTGCGGCAGTTCCACAAAAACATGACTGGCGCGAACATTTTTGTATTTCCGCTCTACCGCTAACTTGCAGAGATAGGTGAGCGTTGCCTTCGTGCCGCCGCGCGTCATTTCCAGCTTGCGGTGGTAAGGCTGGGTATTGACAATCATCACCTCCGCATCGCGCGGCATTCTCGCCAGATCACCGCGCCATAATTGCCAGTTCACAAAAATCACCCAACTCTTGCGATACCGTCCCGGCGATTGACTATCTGTGCCGACCGGAGAACGCCCGACAAGAAATCCAAAAGCAAAGCCTGCCGCATCTTTCAATCGGCTGAATTGATAAACAATGGCGCCGCCCGGCTTTACCGTTTCCGGTGCCGCGCCTTCGCGCCCATCTACAAAGATGGTATAATCCAAAGACGCGCGGCCTTGCGCTTGAAGCCGCGCAACCTCAGTTCGCGCCGCGCGGGCCAGCAAAGCAGACTGCGCCGCGCCAGACAGGTTCTTATCAATAAAAACGTCAATCTGGCGCGCGTAAGACATTACTTGGCAGCCTTCACTTTTTCGGCGTGAACCGCGAAAAACTCCGCATCAATCAAGCGAAGCCCATCTAGCAGTAATTCACGGTCAGCGCCATAAACGCCGCGATGGTCAGCCCATGCCAGCGCGGCGCGAAATGGCGTCTCGCTGGGCATCATTGGCCCCATGCCGCCGGCAATCCAAGGTCGCTCACTTGAAAGCCCCTGCCACGCGCTCCAAAGCCAAAGCAGATCGGCGCCGAGGCTAGGTTGCGCGTCATCATCGCCAAGCGCCTCTGCTACGCTTGCGACGCGGCCCCATCGGAATTGATAGGCCGCGAAGGTGCGGAGTTTCCCAAGGCTTCCTCGCGGTCAGATGCGCGACGCTCAGTGGCCAGCGCAACCGCCTCACGCGCCATGTCCAGCAAAGGCCGGAAGCGCTCGGTAAGCGCCATCTCGCGGTATTCCTGGATAGTAATAGGCCCCTTGTCGCCTTCAAGGTTTTTCACGTTCAAGACCAGCTTTGACAGCACAAGTTCATCTTGCGCGCGCTGCACCATCGAAGGTGGCAAGCCATCAAAGCCCTGTTTGTTGTTCTTGATCACGCCTTCTTCTTTCGCGCGGCGCAATAGCTTGCGGTAAGCGGCGCTTTCGGCGTCAAAGAATGCAGCATCCTTCGCCTTCACCAGCAATTCAATGTCAAGGCTTTCATCCGGCCTGATCCAGACGCCATCGGTAAGCGCTTCAACGTCGCGCTCGAGCATGTTCAGCTTAGTAGCCATTGCGGTTTTACCTTTGCGGGATGGCGGGTTGCGGGATGGTAGGGGCGCCCAACGACCCGCCGTGCCGGGCGCCCCTGCTCCGCGCGGGAGCATCGCGGCAATTACGCCGCGATCTTGTTAGGCGGCGAACCGATCAATTTGAATGGCTGGCAGTGCGAGATCATTGCCGCCTTCAATGTCGAAACGCGCCAGAATGGCTTGGTTTGGCCCGCCAACCTGAATGTTCGGGTTCATTAGGTTTGCGCCCGGCAACGTGAAGATGTAGCTGTTCCCGGCAGGATCACGCTTGCGCCAAGACACGCGCGAGCGCGTCTCGGCTTTGAAAAGCGCGTATTGCGTCAGGCTCTTGAAATACAATTCAATCTGCCCGGCCACTTGCACCTGGCCCCACCGCGCGCCTTGGGCGGATGCGCTGCCCATCGCGTAATCCATGCCAGCGCCTTCGCGGGATATGTTCACTGACACAAATGTCACGCCAGCATCAAGCGCAGTATCATCAATCTGCACCCCGGCAAAAGACGCAACACTGTCAAAAAAACCGCCACTTGGCGCCGGGTTTACGGTGCCATTGCCTGCGGCAGTTGTCGCGCTCAATTCATCGCGCGCTGCGATGTTAATGACACCAGTAAAGTTGGTGTTGTTGTTCCCTGTTAGGGACAGCGACGCCACCATCGCTCCGGCGTAGCGCAACCAGATATTTGAGGCGAAGCGATTTTGCAGGTGGTAGCTTTTCACCAGGTCGCCATTGCGAAGCATCCCGGCGTTGCGGACAGAAGCCGCCGTGCCAGCCGGGGTTTCAGTGCTGGCGATATTGCGTGCCGCAAGAATGAGGCTTGTGTTGCTGCTTTTCGTGGCAATGCGATAATAGCCATTGTTCGCACCGCTGCCGGCACTAAAGCCGCGCAATTCAATCCACTGGCCCTCGACCAAGTTCTGAAACTTGTTTGAGGTGGTGGAGGAAAGCACGTTCGTGCCCGTGGTGACGGTAATGTCACCAGAAACACCCGCGATGGTTTGCGATGCGCTCCAATCGCCGCCAAGCGCGCCCGCAAAGAAATCATCAAACGTGCCATAGGACAGGTTGAAATTGATGGCGCCGCTTGCCTGTTCGCTTTGCGTGTAAGCAGGTGACACGCGACGGCTGCCCGTGATTTCATTTGGGCGAGTGCGCGCCTTGCTGCCCGACAGGCTTTCGCTAGTAATGCGAAGCGCCGTGAATGCGCTGCTCGGCGCCGTGCCCCATGCGCTCTCCGGCACATAGGATAGCGTCGTTTCAGTCGTTTCAATGCCGGCCTGATAGCCGGTGACAGAACCGCTCATGATAAATTCCTTTTCAGGTTCTGCGGCTAGGCCGCGTGATAGCCTGCGTTATGCAGGCCGGTCGGTGTAAACCCACTCAATCGTGACAGTGAGGACCCACCATTTGCCATCCTCGGACGGAACGCCCGAGCCGACGCTTGCACGGCGATAGACGGTGTAACCCACCACGCCGCGATAGATGTTTGCTATGTCTTTGGCGATCTGGCGCGCATCTGCGCTGCCCGTGCCAAGCGGCACAATGACATGCACGATAAACGTCCCGCGTTCTTCCCACGCGCCGTTGCCGAGTTCGATTGGCTCCAGAATGTCGCCATCGGCTTCCACCGAAAGCCAAGGCGCCAGGTCAGGCGTGGTGAATGCCTCATTGGGCCACTCAATAGGATATGGCAGCGCGGCGGCGGTAAGCCGGTTGCGCGCATCAGTCCAAGGCGCCGGGGTCATCCGCCACGCACCCAAAGTTCATAGGAAGTCAGGTTATCGCTTGTCATGCGCGCATGGGACCCAAGGACTGCCCAGCTTCGGCCATCTATCAGCACGAAATCGCCTTTGACCGGCGCCAAGTTTGAAAGCGGTTCGGCGTCAATAATCAGCCGCGCATCGCCGTTCATCACGCCGCCTGCGATTTCCTCTGGCGAAAATTGCCGGAGATAGCCGTTCGCCGTCGCCTCGGTGAACGTGCTTCCGGTGCCGATGCGCCGCCTAAGCGTCACGGGACGCCCGAACCGTTCCAAGATGCGCGGCACGGCATTGACGATGCTCATGCGCTTATTTTCCGCCACGGCTGCAAGAGCGTGATGGCCTGCGCTGGCAGCGCGTCAGAGTTTGAGCGAGGGTCGAGATAAGAGACCGTGCCCACGCCATCGGCGCTCTCGCTGCGAATATGCGGATCACGCCCCCGGCTTGAGTGAATGGCCTGCAACACGATAAGGCAGGCACGTTCAATGTCTTGTGGCAGGTCCGTCAAAAGCGTGTAGCCTGCTGCATAGGTGACTTGCACCACCGCCGCGCGCCATTGGATGCGATAGTCGCCCGAAAGCCGGTAAAGCAGGGAGCCATCGAGTTCGTAGTCAGTCGCGGCAAGCGTGGTGCCATCTTCAATGACTGACGTGATGGCCGGTGCAATGTCCCGGTCGAGAATGATGCACGGTAGGTCAACGCTGCGCTCCGTCTGCCGCACCGTCGCGCGACCAAAGCCTTCCGGGCGCCCGCAATACCGCGCGCATACGTCCGACGCTTGGCCGATGAGTTCCTGCAAGCCCGTGGTCGCGTCCGAGATTGCCAATTCGCGCGCCGCCGTGGCCAGCACAGTCAGCATGTTCGTGGCGGGCGGGGTT